TGGATTCAAACAATCCAACAAAGATAATAATCTTATTCTGGGCTCCTTCGGGAGCCTAGAAGATTAGGAGATAAATATGGCATCGACTTACGTTAAAGTAAAAACAATAATGGATGAAACAGCGTCGAGTACTACATACTTTGCAGCTGCTCAAAGGCCAAATACTTCTTTCACTATGGCTCAGACTGCTTTTGCTTCTACTCACAATGGTGGAGGAGCAGTTATAACTGCAACTACAGCAGGTTCTTCTGATTCTGGAAAAACTGTAACTTTAACAGGTACAGATTTAAATGGTAATTCTCAAACTGAAGTAATTACATTACCAGGTTCAGCAACTGATACAGCAGGGACTAAATATTTTTTAACTGTTACTTCAGCTGAAATGAGTACACAACCAGCAGGAAATGTTTCTTTAGGATTTAATGCTTCTAGAGGAATGGGAATTTTTGGTGGAAGAACTGCACTTAAAGGATTTACTTGTTGCAGCGGTGGAACAGCAGGAGATGTAAAATTTCATAATGTTTCAAGTGGTTTAACTTCAAGTGATACTCCATTTATGCAATATAGAACAAATGGGACAGCAGATAACGAAACTCATTTCAATATCCCTGTTCCTGGAGTTTTATGTTCTAATGGTTTACAAGTAACTTACACTTTGGATAACATAGACCAGATGAATGTACTGTATAATGGATAGGAGTTTAAATGGCGAATACCACTTCTTCAGCCTATTCATTTGATAAGGACTTTTCAATTGATGAAATTATTGCTGACTCATACGAAAGATTAGGACTTGTAGGAACTTCCGGACATCAAATGAGATCTGCAAGAAGATCTCTAAATATTCTTTTTCAAGAATGGGGTAATAGAGGTGTGCATTTTTGGGAAGTAGGGAATACTAATATTAATTTAGTACAAGGTTCTACTACAAATATAGATGCTACAGCGGAAGGTTCTGGTATTTATACTTTTTATAGAAGTTCCACAGATGTACCTGGGGGTGCAGAACCACCACAAGCAACAACAGTCCCAACAGCAAACATTTATGGTATTACAGATATTTTAAATGTTACTTATAGACAAAATTATAATACAACAAATCAATCAGATATTGGTTTAACGAAAGTTGCAAGAGATGCTTATTCAGCCACAGCTAACAAAGCATCTAATGGAACCCCTTCACAATATTGGGTGCAAAGATTTATAGAAAAAGTTACAATAACTATTTATCCTTTACCTAATGCTACAGCAGCAAGTAATTATTTAAATGTTTATTATGTAAAAAGAATTCAAGATGTAGGAGCTTATACTAATGCCAGTGATGCTCCTTATAGATTTATACCGTCTATGATTGCTGGACTTACATATTATTTGTCTATGAAATTTGCACCTCAAAGAACTCAAGAATTTAAATTATTATATGAAGATGAATTAGCAAGAGCATTAGCGGAGGATGGATCAGCAGCGAGTACGTACATTACACCGAAAACTTATTATCCAAATATATAATGGCAAGATTTTCAAAAGGTAGAAGAGCATTAGCAATTTCTGATAGATCTGGTGCAGCATTTCCATATCGAGAAATGGTTAAAGAATGGACTGGTGCATGGGTACATACTTCTGAGTTTGAACCTAAACAACCTCAATTGCAACCTCATCCGGTAGGAGCTGATCCACAAGCTTTAGCACATGCTAGACCAGCACGAACAGAATTTCCAGTTCAAGAAATTTTACCTGAGAATCCATTTACAACGGCTTCAAATACTACTTTGAGTATTTCTTTTCCAAATAATGCTTTTAACAAAGGCACTACATATGTAAGATTTAATTCAGTTAAAAGACCTGTAGGAGGAGTTGCTATTTCTACATTAGAATTATCAACAACATTAAACGGAGATATTAGTAGCACAGCTACGTCAATTGTTTTAGCTGATGGATCAGCTTTTCCAACAGCAGGATATATTGTTATTGAAAAAATAAATAGTGAAACAGGAGCTTATGAAAATGAAACTATTCAATATACTGGAAGAAGCACTCATACATTAACAGGATGTACGCGTGGATCTTCAGCTCCATACAGAGGAGTTACTCCTGCTAATACAAGTGCAGGAACTCATTCTAGTGGTGCTAAAGTTTATGGTTCTTATTTAGCAACTGCCGTTTCAACAACTGTAATAGTTGGACCTAAAACATCACAAACAGAAACTCAATATAATTCATTAACAGTACCATTAGTGTCGGCAGCAAGTAGCACAGCAACAGGAGGCGGTTTTAATTGTACAATTGGACCCGTTAATGATAGAGGTTAATTATGGCTGGATATAATTTATCAAACTTACAGACAGATATTAGAAACTATACTGAAGTAGATAGTAATGTTTTTACTTCTGCTATATTAAATAGATTTATTGAAAATGCAGAATATAGAATTGCTTATGATATTCCTATGGATTCAGACAGAAAACAAGCTCAAGCACAATTTGCTTTAGATACTAATTCAATAAATGTTCCTGCGGGATGTTTATTTGTAAGAGGTGTACAAGTATTTCCATCTACGTCAGTCACTACTGAACAGGGTACGTGGTTAGAGAGACGTGATCAAACTTTTATAAGCGAATATGTCGGAGAACTAACAGGACCAGAAGGGTCAACTGCTTCTGGAGCGGATGTTACTGGCATGCCTAAATATTACGCTATGTTTGGAGGAGCTACGGGAACTACTTCTAGTACTTCTGGAGGTATGTATTTAGCTCCTACACCAGATGCTAGATATCAATATATTATTCATTATAATAAAATACCAGCTGGTTTAGAAACAGAGACTTCTGGGACTTATGTTAGCAAATACTTCCCACAAGGGCTTTTATATGCTTGTTTAGTAGAGGCATACAGTTTTTTAAAAGGTCCAACTGATATGTTGACATTATATGAGCAAAAGTATAAAACTGAACTAGCGAAATTTGCAAGTATGCAAATTGGGAGACGAAGACGAGATGATTATACGGATGGTACTATTCGTATACCAATTGAGTCACCGCCTCAATAACAGGAGATAACGTATGGCAATAACATCGGCAATTTGTAATAGCTTTAAACAAGAAATTTTAGAAGCAGAACATAATTTTACAGCTTCAACTGGAAACACTTTTAATTTAGCACTCTATGATAGTGATGCTTCTTTAGGAGCAGGTACAACTGCCTACACTACTTCAGAAGAAATTACTAATACATCTGGAACTGCTTATTCAGCTAAAGGAAAAGCTTTAACAAGTGTTACACCAACTTTAGATTCATCAACAGCAGTCTGTGATTTTGCAGATGTTTCTTGGACATCAGCTTCTTTTACAGCTAGAGGATGTATGATTTTTAATGATTCACATTCTACAGACGCTTCTGTTTGTGTAATAGATTTTGGTGGAGATAAAACAGCTACTAGTGGAACATTTACAATTCAGTTTCCAACAGCAGACGCTACAAACGCGATTATCAGAATAGCATAGGAGTAAAAAATGGCTGACGTTACAGTTTCGGTAACGGGTCTTCAGGCCATTGTTAACCCAACGGAGTGGAATGCCGCTCGTATGGGATGGGGCCAAGGTGCGTATAACACTGGAGGCTACGTTGATGAAAATATTTTACAAGGTTGGGGTCATCCTGCATGGGGACAAGCTGATTGGGGTGATGCTGATTACTACGATACAGGTTGGGGTCGTGATACATGGGGATCTCAAGTTTGGGGTGGCACATATAATGTCACAGTTATTCCAACTGGTATTACAGCAACAACAAGTTTAGGTTCACCAACAGCCATAATTTCAAATACAGTAGAACTAACTGGTTTAGGATCTACTTCTTCTTTAGGTACACCAACTATTGATGTTTCAGTTAGTTTATCTTTAACAGGTCAAGGAGCTACTTCTTCTGTAGGAACATTAGATCCAGCAGATCAAGTAATGGGTTTAACTGGTATAGGAGCTACTTCTTCGGTAGGTGCTATTACTCCAGCAGATCAAGTAATGGGTTTAACTGGACTTGAAGCAAATATAAATATTAATTCTGCTGTTGTAATACCAAATGTTGGTATTCCATTAACAGGTTTTGGTACTACATCTAGTGTAGGTGAACCATTTATTGCATCAGGAGTAGTAGTCAATCCATCAGGTGTTAGTGCAACTTCTTCTTTAGGTACAGTTGTTGTTCCAAATGAAGATGTAACTTTAACAGGACTAGTAGCAACCTCAGCATTTGGAGAACTTTCTCCTCCTACCGTAACTGGATTAACAGGATTAGCTGCAACTAGTAGTGTAGGTACGGGTATAGTATGTGAATCTAAATATCCAATAACTGGAGTTTCTGCTACTGCTTCCGTAGGGTCTATAAGCCCAACTGACCAAGTTATGGGATTAACTGGTCTAGAAGCTACTATTTCATTAAATGAGAAAGTTTCTACTTTATATACTCGAGATTTAAGCTATAATACTAGCGCGTCTTATAGTAATAAAACGAATAATACATCGGGCTCATATACAGAGAAGTCCAATAACACAAGCGCTTCATATACGGAGAAGACACATGCCGGTTAAATATGAGGTTGACTTGCCACTAAAGAAACAATATAAATACTAACAATAGGAGTTAACTAATAATGGCGTCAACATACACACCTCTCGGCGTAGAACTAATGGCTACTGGCGAAAACGCCGGTACATGGGGTACAAAAACTAATACAAACTTAAATATTCTAGAACAAATAGCTGGTGGCTATGTTGTTCAAACTTTAAATGCTGGTGGAGCTGGAGCAAATACTACTACTTTATCAGTATCAGATGGCTCAACAGGAGCAACTTTAGCTACAAGAACAATTATTTTAGGAGCAGAATCTCCTCAAACAATTTCAGGTGCTAAAATTGTAACTATTCCACTTGATGTAGAAAACTTTTATTTTATTAAAAATAGCACAAGTGGATCTTATACAGTTCAACTTAAATATGCATCAGGTTCAGGTGACTCTGTTACTTGGGCAACAACTGATAAAGGTTGGAAAATTATTTATGCAACCGCTAATGATGGTACAAATCCAGACATAGCAGAAATTACTGTTGGTGGATTACCAGGTGGTTCAGATACACAAATTCAATTCAATGATTCAGGATCCTTTGGTGGAGATTCAAATTTAGTTTGGGATTCTTCAAATGGATTAGTTATAGGATCACAGAAAGAACTAAGACTCTCGGATACTACGGGAGGAGAGTACATTGGTATGAAAGCAGCCGGTACAACCACGGATTATACTCTTACGTGGCCAGGAGCAGTAGCCGCAGGAAATGGTTACGTTTTAAAATCAACAACAGGTGGAGTTTTATCATGGGCTGAATTAGAAGCCGGTGGAACAGCATGGCAAGCAGTTAAAACTACTGGCTTTACTGCAGTGGCAGGCCAAGGGTATTTTTGTAATACCACAGGTGGTGCTTTTACAATGACTCTACCCTCATCACCAAGCATAGGAGATGAAGTCTCGTTTATAGATTATGCAGGTACTTTCGACTCAGATAATTTAACTATTGGAAGAAATAGTGAAAAAATTAATGGAGCAGCATCAGATTTAACTGTTGCTACAGAAAGAGCTGCAAACACTTTAGTCTACACAGACGGAACTCAAGGTTGGTTATTGAGAAATAATTAATAGGTAGTTGGAGTGTCAACTTATAGAGAAATAGTCGGAAAGAAAATTAAAAAAGTATCATCTGATCCTTCGTCAGGTCTTGATGGAGAAATGTGGTACAATTCAACTAGTGGAAGTTTAAAAGGTCTTGCTATTTCAGAAGCATTTCTAAGTGTGACATCTTTAAGTACAGCTAGATTTGCTACAGCAGGAGCTGGATCACAAACTGCATCTCTTATCTCTGGAGGACAAACGCCACCAGCAGCTGCATCAACTGCATCGGAAGAATACAATGGTTCAGGTTGGGCAACTGGTGGAACTTTAAACACAGCTAGATATTATATTGGAGGTGCAGGAACTCAAACTTCTGCTTTAGCTATGTCAGGAAGAAATCCTCCTGCAGGGTGGGCTTTAGCTAATAATGAAAAATATGATGGTTCTTCTTGGACAAATTCAACAGCAGTACCCACTGCTTTAAATCAAGTAACAACTACTGGAACACAAACAGCAGGTTTATTATGGGGAGGGGTACCTTCTCCAGGAGGAGCACATGTGTCCACTACTTATGAGTTTGATGGGTCTAGTTGGGCATCTGGTGGAGCTTTACCTGCAGGTTTAAAAGTTGCAGGGGCTTTTGGAACACAAACAGCAGCTATGTCTGCAGGAAATGAAACTGGAAGTACCTTGTATTATGACGGATCGAGTTGGAGTGATCAATCAGCTACTGTACCATATTCTGGACCTGATTATTGGAATTATGCAGGAACTTCTGGAACACAAACAGCAGGAATTCTTATGGGAGGAGGACCCGCTGCTTCTACTACAACAGCAAAATGGGACGGAAGTACTTGGTCATCAAACCCTGCAATGGCACAGCAGCGAAATAATGGTCCTATGGGACCAATAGGAACGTCAACTGCGGGATTAATAGCTGGCGGTTACACAGGAACAGCTTTCACTGCTTTAACAGAAGAATTTAATAGTTCAACAAACGTTGTTACAGCTGGCGCATGGGCAGCTGGTGGAGCAATGACTACAGCTCGTACTGGTTTAGCTAGTGCGGGAACTCAAACTGCAAACGTTTTTATAGGAGGACAAATGTCAAATTCTCCTAACGCCCCTTTAAATACAGTTGAATTATATAATGGAACAGCTTGGTCTAATAATCCAAACAATGCCCCTTATTCTGCATCAAACAATTGTGGAACAGGAACTCAAACAGCTGCATTGTCTTGGGGTGGTTATCCAAATATAACTACAACTTTAGAATTTGATGGTAGTTCTTTTACGGCTGGTGGATCTTTATCAACTGGTAGAGAATTAACATCCAATAATATTGGAATTCAAACTGCAGCGGTAGCTGCTTCAGGTTTTCAAAGACCAGGAACATATCCAACACAAAGTGAAGAATACAATGGATCTGCATGGACCGCAGGAGGAGCTGTAAATACTCCTAGATATAGTGCTGCAGGAGCAGGAACAGAGACTGCAGCTGTAATTTCAGGTGGTATAGAACCTGGACAACTTACAGCAACAGAGGAATATAACGGATCTTCATGGACCACTGTAACTGCAAGACCTTACGCAGCAGGTAATGCTGGAACATCGGGAACACAAACAGATTCATTAGTATATGGAGGAAACCCTGGTGGTGCATTAACAACAACACTTGGATATGATGGAACTTCATGGGCAACAAGTCCTTCAATGGCTCAAGCACGAGCTATGATGGGTTCATCAGCAGGAGGAACAAGCACTGCAGCTTTAGCTTCATCTGGTGCAGCTCCAACAGCAACAGAAGAATTTACTGGATCAACATCAACAGCTAATATAAAAACATTTAGTACAGAATAATTATGGCAACTTATAGAGAAATACACGGTAAAGCAATTAAATCACTTAGTACTGATCCGTCTAACTCAGACGATGCAGGACAGATTTGGTATAATACAGCAAGTAGTACTTTTAAAAGTATTGTATCTACTAGAGCTTATTCTAGTGCTACAAGTTTACCATCAGCAAGAGGTACTAATGCTCCAGGAGGATCAGCACAAGATGCAGGTTTTTCTGTAGGGGGAAATACACCTCCGTCTATTGCTAACACAGACGAATGGAATGGATTAGGTTGGACTGCAGGTGGTGCTTATCCAGCAGGTAAAGGTTATTTAGCATCAGCAGGTCCGCAAACAGCTGCTTTAGCAGGAGGCGGTAGTGCTTATCCAGATGCATGTAATACTTACAACGGAACATCATGGACAAGTATTACAGCAATGCCAGATGGGTATGAAGCATGTAGATATGCAGGAACTGCTACAGTAGGTATAATGGTTGCAGGTGGTGATGGAGGATCTCCTGGTTATCCAGCAGATTCTCATGAATGGGGAGGTTCATCTTGGACAGCAGGCGGAGCTCTTCCTAGCCCAAAAAATTATGGTTCTACTATTTCTGGAACACAAACAGCAGCATTTTCTGCTGGAGGATCTTATCCTCAAAAAAATACTACAAGTAATTACGATGGTACTTCTTGGACCGTTTCAGGAAATCTACCAACAAATTCTTATAACATGATGGGAAATAGTGTTGGAAGTCAAACAGCAGGAGTAACTCAAGGAGGAAATGCTACATCATTTCCAGCAATTGCTCCAACAGTTTATCATTATGATGGATCAGTTTGGGCAGCCGATGTTGCTTCCCCAGTTGGTTATGCAAATACTGGAAGTTCATTTGGACCACAAAGCGCACACGTTTTTGCTGGTGGAAATGCTCCAGGTTTAACAGCTTTAACTCAAGAATATAATATATCATCTAATACAATTACGCCAGCAGCATGGGCTAGCGGTACAGCACTGAACACGGCAAGAAATGTTATTGCTGGAGCAGGGACACAAACAGCAGGTTTAATGATTGGTGGTAATAATCCAGGATCAACACAAAAAGGTGAAACTGAACAATATGATGGTACAAGTTGGACAGAAAAAACTGATTTAAATACTGCTAGATCTCAAGGAGGATCTGGTGGAACAACTTCAGCTGCGGTTTTTTTTGGAGGAGATACATACCCTGCATCACCTAGAGACACTGGAGCTACAGAAGAATGGAATGGAAGTGCTTGGAGTAATAATCCTAATAGTATGGGTACTGCAAGAAGAGCTTTAATTGGAATGGGAACACAAACAGCAGCTTTAGCTGCGGGTGGTTATACTACAACTATGTTAAATAATGTTGAAGAATATGACGGATCAAGTTGGACAGCACAAAACACTATGCCAGCTGCTACAGAAACTTTAGGAGGAGGTGGAACTCAAACTGCTGGACTGACTTTTGGAGGTTTAGCACCAAGTGTTACAAATACCACTGCAGAATATGATGGAACTAACTGGACAACCGGCGGTGCTCTAGCAACAGCAAGATGGGGTTTAGGTAGAGGTACAGTAGGAACTCAAGATTCATGTTTAGGTTTTGGAGGAGACACGTCAAGTCCTGCAGTAACAGGTGTAACAGAAGGTTATGATGGAACAGCATGGTCAACAAGACCTAGTATGGGAACAGCTAGACGGGCAGCAGGTGGAGCTGGTACACAAACAGCAAATCTTTGTGCGGGAGGATATTCGACAGCAATTACTAATGTGGTAGAAGAATATACAGGTGAAACTACATCTGTAAATGTAGAAACACTTACACAAAGTTAAAAAATATGATATACAAAATTAAAAAGGAGGACTAAACTATGGCACACTTTATATATGGAGTAGCTGAAA